TTTTAGTTTATTTATCTATAAATACATGTTGTTTGAAAATTTTTGTATTTACTTTAATTTTTTAAAAATTATCATCGTTTAGTATCTAGTTTTAGCTCCTTTACCAGTATAGTAGTTCTTTAACATTGGTTCATCTTCAAAACTCTTCTTCATTACTTCTACATTCTTTAAATCATCATCTGAAAAGCCAATACTAGGAACAAATTTATTTTTTACATCATTTTTAAGATATAATTTTTTACCTAAACTTTTGGCTTGTGATTTCACATAAGAAATAAATTCCCTCATTGCGTCCACTTTTAATTGTTCGGGGTTCGCAGCTCCTGTTGAATCCAAAAAACTAACGGGGTAATATTTGTTCATGTCAAGATAGTCTTTAATTAATTCCATATCTGACTTGTCCTCCATACCTGAAATGTCCCTGTATTTTCTAAGATTCTTTAATAATAAGTTTTTATTGATACCCTGATGGTCGGATATAATTAAATTGTATATCGCGTCTTTAATAGTTTCGGGGTTGTGACCACGAGCCGTAATGATTGAAAAAATTGACCCGTTATTGACCGCTTCAATAAAATCAGACCAAGCGGGACCAGTTTTCGCCTTCATCGCATCAATCTTAAATTGTTTGTCACCACCTTCTCTGAAATTTCTATAAGGTTGGTCGGCGTATCCAACAATTTTGTTTCCTTTGTAGTCAAAAGGTTCTTTACCTATTTGATGTCTATGTTCAGCAAAATCTTCTGTGGACATTGGAACCTCATTATCATTTTCATCTCTTAAGATGATTTTTGTTGGCATGTACATTAAGTTGTCATCCCAATCAAATGCGTAATACTTTAAGTCTGGCGTACCAGCATCATCAAAACCTTCACGTAATGATGATACTGGATTATTTTTTTTGTTTTTCAACATAAATTATTAAATGTTTTCAAATGATGCCCCTGTTGGAGTGATTAAGAATTCTATGTCAATGAATTCCAACGCTTTTGTTGGTTTCAAGTAAATTTTACCTGTCATAGTATTTCTATCTAAATCTTCAGGTGAATTACTTACAGTAACACGGAAATCATATAAACCTCTGTCTCTTCTAATAGCGTCCAAGATAGGGTTAACCGAATCCAAGAAGTCTTGTCTTACTTTAGCATCGTTTTGTTCAAACAACAATCTTACAGCCACCGCTGAAATTAACTTACGAGCTTGTAACAACAATCTTCTTACGTTGATTCTGTTAAGTGCTGTGTCAGCAATTTGAAGAGTTTTGTTACCCCAAATTACAGTTCCAACATCAGAGAATGTTGCGATAGGGTTGATTCTACCTTGATACAAAGTATCTCTATCTTCTTGTGTAAGTTTCTTACGAGCTTTGATAGCGTTTACCAAACCTCTTGTGTAACCCGCAGTTGCGAACCAAGGGAATGATACGTTATCTGTTAACGCTAAGTTTCTACAAACTTCATTTGTTGGTGGTAAGTAGATTTGTGTATTATTAACAGTATCTCTAACCAAAATCCAAGGGTAGTAAGTTGCTGTATAGTTAGAATCAATACCTGTGTTAGCCAAATTATCAACCGCTTCTGTTGGGTAGATAAAGTTTCCAGTATTTGTTGGAAGATAAACATTACAGTCAGGTGTAGTACAAATGTAAATTGAATCCGCTCTATTGAAAGTAACCATTGAGATTGAATCTTCAACCAAGTTTGAGTTATTAGTATAATCAATACCAGGTGTTGCGAATACATTTATGTTTACCGCTTCAGGGTTATTAAATGTGTAGATACCTAACAAGTAAGCGTAGTAATCAGTATTTGCAAAATCAGTAAAGTCACCAATATTAATTGGTTTGAAAGCTCCCCAACCTGTTGCGTTTGGATATCTTGTTGTTGGACATGCTCCTTTTTGGTAACCTGTTCCACCCAACATAAATTCATCTTTGTTTGTTCTATATTCACGATAAATGTCCCAACCATCAAAACCATTTTGTAATAAGAAAGAGAATTTTCTTGCTTGTATTTGGTAATAAGGGTTTGCAGGTGTTTCAGGGTCAGTTTGGAATGAAGCATCACCACAGAAGAACGCTGGTGTTCCTGAAGTAGGACCATAAGCGATTGTTACTACAGTTGCTCCTGAATCCATGTGGAAACCTTTTGTGATATAATCCCAAGGTAATCCTTCACTTGATTCGTCACAATATTGTGCTGCCGCTTGTCTACCTTTATATTCATAAAACGCTGGGTCGTAACCAATTTGAGAAGAGATACCTAAATATGTACTTCTTACTCTATCACCAGCACTAACCACAGGATTATCAAGACCAGCAGTTGTACCAAATGGTGGGTTATAAATAACTTCACCTGGGAAATTGTATTGTGTTTTATAAATTGGGAATGGAGGTGTTGTACTTAATCCATCATATTCTCTAATAACATAACCTTCAAATCCACAAGGAACTGATTCTATGTTAGCATCAACATTTAGTTCTAACATGATGTATTTTGAATTCAATGCGTATTCACCATCACTAGTTCCAATTTTAACACCTACATAACTGTTTGAACCTGGGTTCATTGTACAGTTTGTGTATTTCTCTAAGATTACAGGATTAGAATCTGTATCAAAGAAACTACGAACCGCTAAATCAAAACTTAAGTTAACAAATGATATATTTGAAATTGAAACTTTAATTTGTGTGTTAGCACTGTTACCATCAGCGACTGAGTAAATTTTAAATAACTTATCAACAGTACTACCGAATAATTGAGATACAACCCAAGGTGATTCAGGTGATTTATATGGTTGTAAATAGTTAGCAATTGTTCCTGTTGGATTTGAGTATCTAACACCAGGTAATGCAACTAAATCAACATTGATACCTCTAATGTAACCTTTATTGTATGCGTAGTTTAATAAGTTAGGGAATGTTTCCTCAACAAATAATGGTACTTCATTTCTGTCTTTACCAAAATTAGTAACACCAAACGCTTTTGTAATATAGTTTGAATCTGTAGTACTTAAAGATGTTGTGAATGAGAACGCATCTCCTGATGTTGTTAAACCTGAAATCGCAAATGGTGCGAATGGGTTTTGTGAAATTGCTGAGTAAGTTCCTGAATTATCAATAATAACATCAGTCAATCCTGATACTTTATAAACAGGTCCTGTACTTCCAGCTCCGTATGTAGCAATACCTCTTGAACGTAAAGTAGCAGCTATTAAATTATTGTAATCTGTATAAGCAGTTCCTGTATAGTTATAAAGTGTTCCCGAAACAGTACCTGAGTATGCTCCTGAACCAAGACTAATCATTTGTGATATTACATTATAGAATGAATATCCTGTATAATCGTTTCCTGAAGAAATATCAAAGTTTGCGTAATACCAAGTATCATTATTACCTGAAGTAAAATCAGCGTCTGCTGTTGTTACACCTGACACACCATAAACGTTAGTTGTTGCGGTATATGCTGTTAAACCAGAAGTTGCTCCTGATGGAATAGTACCATAATAATCAATTGTAAAACCTGAACCAACACCAGCGGCGTTGATTATTGGTGATATTTGTGAGTCAAGGTCATCTTGAAGTGTTGAAATACTACCATCAAATTGAGTATAATCAGTATTAAGCGCGTTTTGAATAATTGATGGAAATGAACTTGTAAAAGTAATACTTGTAGAACCAGTAGTACCCGTCCAACCAACAGAATATACTGTTGAACTTCCATTTAATCCAACGGTTGTTGTATCAACATTGGCAATTGTGGTTATAGACCATGATGGTCCTGCATCATACCCTGACAATCCCAATACTCTTGTAACGAATAATTGGTTAGATTGTTGAAGGTAGGATTTGGCGATGTACGCCAATTCATATTTAGGAATTTGTGTGTTTACAAATTTTTCTGGAATTGTACCCCCAAAATAAGACTCAAAGTCTGAATAGTTTGTGATGAAAATGGGTTCAAAAGCTGGACCCATTAATGTCTCACCAACAAGACCAAGTGTGGTTACCCCAACACTTTGTGCTACAAAACTAAGGTCTCTTTCAGATGTGTATACACCAGGAGAAACGAAAACTTTATTTGATACTGCCATTTTTATATATGTTCAATTGATTTATTTATACATAAATATTATGAGATTGAAGAAAAACTTTACTTTATCATATCTATTTATAATATGGGCAGATTATTTTCTGCCTTTATTCTACCTATGGAAAAGAAAATAAAGAATTTGAAGATATCAGTAGAGTCACACGATATTTTAAAGAAATACTGTGATAAACACGGTATTAAGATGTATAGGTTTTTGGAAAATTTGATTAAAGAAAAATGTCAAATTAAAAAAGACATTTATGGTGAATCATGAATGGGGATTTGCGTTTGAATTTGGTGGTGGTGGAACATCACTATTTACACCAAACAATTTAATTGCATAATTGAATGTAGAAGGTAATGTGGCGTTAGGTCGACTTGTCACCTCAAGTCTTAAAGTATCGTTGGTGTTGACTTGTATTAATGAAACGTCACTACCATAATAATCAAATGTTAATTGTCCTTGTGGTCTTATGTAGACATCAAAACTTGTAACATTTATTTTTGTTAATAAATTAAAATCACCAGTATAATCAACCATTAAATCAGTTTGTGTTGAACCACTAGGTACGGAAACACCCAAATTATATTCATCAATATTTTCAGGATATTTTTTTCTTCTTGGTCTTGATGTTTGTGCTGACACCTCAAAAGTATTAAACACACGAGAAACCGCAGGGGCAACTTCAAACTCATCTTCATCCAATAAAAACCCTAACATTGTGAATTCATAGTTCTGAATATAAAATCTTCTTTTTTGTACTTCAACAACTGACTCATCTGAAATACTCCCCATAATAATTGGAATGTAATGACCATTGATTTGTCTGTAGGCTTGTCTTGATGCAAAAGTTTGAATTACATTTTTGTTAAACTCATTTAACTCTCTCATTCTATTACAAACAATTTTAACATTGTAGGTAATATCAACAGGAACTGGTTGTGGAATTTTATAGATATCCAAACCTTTAATGTTTCCATTCCAAGATGGAACGGCTGCGTAAAAATATTC